TTATTTTAAAATTGTATTTCCTATTCTAATAAAAATGATGGTAGAGATTCCACCTATAATAACCCTGTATATGTCAAGAGTTATATCTACATCAGGCTTCATGGAAACTATTCCACCTACAACAAGTCCGGCAAATGAAAGTTTTGCTAAATCAAAAAACAACCCGGCAAGTTTTTCCCGTCTTACCTTGTCCTTTTCCTTGACTTCTTTCTTTACTTCCTGTTGTTCACTCCAACTTCCCATTCAAATTAAGATTTATTGCAAATATACGAAAATCAAACAATAAACAATAACATAAACCATTTATTTAACACACTTCACCCTTCGGCAAATTGGCCAGCACCTCATCTATGAAAATTGATCGGTAGTGTGGGCATTCCAGCACTCCCTTTTGCTTCGCTTCCCGGTACACTTTGGAAAAGAGCTTTGCTTTCTCCTGGATTGTTGCTGGAATCTCTTCAATGGGCGTAGACAGAAATCGACATCCCCACCCTTTGCATGAAGGTGAAAGCCTACAGTGTTTTTGATTTTTCCACTGACACGAACAGTCATATATGCTTTGAACCATATATAATAAAACTCCAATATTCACATTGCAGCACTAACAATACATTTGCTAATGCTGCAATTATCTTTAATTAATCTTCTAGAACTTTTATCCTATTCCTTATGTTCGTACATATCGATCGCCTTAAAGAATTCATCCTCATAGTTATAAATATCATCAAGGCTTTCAATAACATGTTTCACATCTTTCTTGTTTTCGTCAATAAACTGAACTACTATACCTAGCCAAGCATAATCTAACATTTTCCAGAATAGTCATATTATAAATCCCCCTTTAATGCACTATCTTTGATTTCTGCTTTAATATTACAATCTTTCAATATCTTTTCAACCTTTTTCCGATCTTCATCAGTTGTTCCAGGTCCCATTGTTATTTCTAAATGCTCTAAAACTTCCTGCTTTAATGGAATATAAAGGGCTGTTCTACTCAGCTCCATTCCATTTCTATAAGCAGTACCAAGAGCCAACGGAAAGCTCAAAGGATGATTGCTCATTAAAGCCGGTTCAAACGGTTGTGCATGAATAATGAAACGGCTTTCATTCTGTAATCCCCATTCCCTTTTCTTATAAATGCCAATATTATCATGTAATACTTCGGTAAATTTTTACCGAAAAATTAAAAGTTAAACAATAGAACCGGCAAAAGTCGGTTCGAAAACATTAAAGAGGTCATTGAAATGTTGTCAAAAACGAATGGTTAAGCATGAAGAAATGTGCTGAAAAAAATGGGCTAACCTGCTGATAACAAAGGTGAAAAGTATTGCATAATTCGTTGATTTTTTTAGTAAATTAGAAGTTAACTACTCATCTAATTATGGCTAAAGAAACACTCCTTATGCAATACCAATCCGAGTGCCTGTCGGCTCTCAAATCAGTCGTGAATATACACAAACCTTTTGAAAAAACGTTCATGGACACCATGAAATTATTCATGGCCATCCCGGATCGTATAAACTTCCTCCAATTGGGCAGGTATGGATGTTTTTCGGAACAGACCTACCGTAACCTTTTTGAAAATGAAACTTTCGACTGGTTTGCGTTCAACGCCTCTATCATCAGCAAGCATCTCACAGGCAAAAGAAAAGCCATCGCCATCGATCCTTCCTATATCCCCAAGTCCGGTCATAAGACACCTTGGATTGGTTACTTCTGGTCAGGCTGTGCCGGGGATTATAAGCGAGGATTAGAAATCATGGGCATCGGTGTCATTGACATCGACAACCATGAATGCATGACTTTAGGTTCCATTCAGACACCGGACTGTAAGACCTTGGATAATATGGGTAAGAACCTGGTTGACTGGTATAGCAGCTATCTAATCAGTAGAAAAGACAAGCTACAGAGCATATCCAGAACGGTGGTTGCAGACGCATTCTTTTCCAAGGAAACTTTCATAACGCCTATGTGTGAGAGTGATTTCCATGTCATCAGCCGCTTTAGGAACGACGTAGTCCTGTACTATCCGACATTGGAAAAGAAAACAAGAAAACGTGGTCATCCCAAGTGGTTTGACGGCAGGATTGACTTTGCCAATCTGGATCTGACCCGGTGCAAGGAATACGAGGTGAACAAGGGAAAACTATACGGATTGAGGGTATATGCAAAAGCTCTCAAAAGGTATGTTTCCTTGGCCGTCTGGTATCCGATGGACGGGAGGACAGACAAGTGGCAGCTTTATTTCTCTACAGATGATTCCATGGATGGATGCGAAGTCCTGGATTATTACAGAACCAGGTTCCAATTGGAATTTTGCTTTAGAGATGGAAAGCAGCATGCTGGAATTACCAACTGTCAGTCAACTGACTTCAGAAAGTTGGATTTTCACTTCAATGCATCGCTTGCTGCTGTCAACTTGACCAAAGCGGCATGTAAGAGGCTCGGAATAGCCTATTCCATATCCTCTTGCAAGTCATTCATACACAATGCGTATATGCTTGAACGATTTATTTGCGTGTTTGGGATTAACCCAGACATGCAAGTTATTGACAAACTTTTCAAAGAACTCATTTTATTTACTGCCAGAGCCGCTTAGGCTTGGCGAATTTTTAACGAACTATTGATCATGTTTAAACGCAACTCCTTGATCAAAGCATTTGATAGCTTCTTTATAATATAGCTCAATATTTTGTTCATATTTCACATCAACAAGACCGACTTTATTAATATAAGAACTGACTACAAAATTTTCAAAACAATATTCCCTATTATTATAAAATGATCTATTAACAGTTCCCACATCGTAAGTTTCAAACATATCCTCATCCAAACTTATCCTTACACCTTTATTCCCTTTCCCGTATCGATTCCATAAATCAATATTTTCCATTTCCGACTTAGTCCAACAACTCACAAAAGTATATTTACCTAATTTTATATTCGTATCATAAACCGTTGAGTCATATTTATATTCTGCTTTATCATCCACTTGATCCAAACGATTAAACTTTATACTTTTGTTCTTAAGAATCATTTCTAATGTTTCAATAGAAGTATAATGATGTATTTTCATCTTAAATTTAATTATAAGTTTATCCTATTTTATTTGATCTTTGTAGATTGCATTCTTGGCATAAAAGCTAAAGCTCCCCACACTAGTATCACCGACTTCATTATTACATTGTCTAACGTTTTTTCGTATTAAACAATCATCATCCCATTATAATTCTAATAGTTTTTTTCTATTAGTCCAATTAACGACTACAGACTCCGCTTCATCCGATATCAAGTCAAGATATTGTTTCAATTTTTCAATTTTATATCCTGAAGCTTGATCATTCACAACCGTCACACGCCTATGTATCTGCTTTTTTAGCATTGTCCTATTTATTAACTGGAAATTCATATTAGAACGTCCAATACTACCACGAAAATAAAATTCAGTAGTACCAGTTACATAATTAAACAATGTAAATCTATCACTTCTTTTAACAACAGCATTAAATTTTATATCCTTATACCTCTCATCAATAAACCCATTAAACGACAATTCCTTCTTATCAAACCCAGCTGTAAGAAAGTTACTCACCTGCGTACGGAATCTCTTTTGCAAATCCTTATCCTTATCATCTTGAAATTTTATAAAAGAAGAACTTACCACGGTTGAAATAAAATTAGACACCTCAAGAACCAAATTTGGTACTAATTCTTTTTTCATTGTAGTTTTATAATAATAAATTTTATTGTTTGATTCCGTCTCACGTATAGAATATTGTTCCTTATAATAAGTGAACAGTCTTAAATAAGACTCATCATCACTATCGAAAAAATTATTATAGTAATTTTCACTAATCCAACCACCATCAGTAATAATGTAATAGCCCTCTCTTTCTGTTAGAAAAACAGAAACAAAGCAATCATTTGTGGTAAAGAAAGGCGTTATTATTTCTATGGTCTTTCCATATTTTTTCACTTTCCACAAAGAACTAAATGACGCTATTATAATCTTTATTATATCTTCCATGATTATTCAATATCAAATTGTACATTTTCTAAAGGATCAATATTTTCTTCCATTTTAAAAGGAAGAACACCTGGGGTCGAAATTAAATCAAAATTTTCAAATTTTATATTGGCCTCCTGCATAAAATGCAAAACACACATAGAAATATCTTCCAAAACTTTTGATTGCTTTTCATCCAACAGCACCTTTGTCTTGTAAGCTATCTCCTTTCCATCAGCTACGAACCGATGAAAATGAGGAGTTGGAACTTGTTGTTCCTCTATAGGAATAGGCAAATTGGAATTCCTATGAGAAGGTCCCGTAGAATCATATCTAAAAAAAGGTCTTTCACAAAAAGGAACACAGCGTAAAATGAATTTAAAATCTTTTTCTTCAGTTTCTTTTTGTTGTATGGTAAAAATTATATCATTTGGTAAGACATCGCTATAAGTAGGAGTATTTTTTTCTTTATAATCCGGTCTGCTATTTTTCTTTTCGTCAAGAACGATTTTGTTATTTAACAAAATTTTCTCTTCATCTATTAAGGAGCAATAGCTTTTATAATTATCTCTAACTTTAATATTGACTTTCATCTTTAGCTTATATAAACATTGTGTTTAAAATGGTTCTTATTTAGGAATAACTCTTATAAAATGATATGTAACAGTTCCATATTTTGTTAGAAGATAGTCATTTACATACATTCTTGCTTCAGAATTTAGTTTTTCTTGAGAGTTTGAATTAGACACAAATTCTAGATTCTGTATTTCTCCATTATATTCAAATATAGCTATATATTCTTTCATCATTATCCTATTTTATTTGATTTTTGCAAATTACATTTTTGACATAATAATTGAAGATTCTCCACTGTAGTCGCACCACCTTTGGAAAAGGGAATAATATGGTCAAGCTGCAGGTTTTCAGTAGAACCGCAATAAACACATTTTCCTCCATTCCTTCTCCAAACTACATCAACGACTTCTTTAGGTATAGGAGGTCGCTTATTTGCTTCCGGAAAGATTTCTCCCTCATCCATTAACTCTTGCAGTGCAGCCTTTTCTAAGTCTTGCTTTCGTTTCTTTGCAAGAAGCTTCTCTTTTATTTTATTTATTGCTCTCCTGTTTTCCAACTCATCAATCCATTTTTTATACTCCATAATACTAGATTCAGACGTATCAATATACAATAAATCAGATTCAGTATCAGAAAATAGCACTCCATGCATCTCCCATTCTTTAGCCATATAAGTCAAGACGCCTGAATATTCAGACTTTAGTGAAAAAGATTTTTGACCAATCGGCTTTAAAATGATGAAGTCTCCTGAGCTAATCAAGCATGTCTTATATCCTTCATATAAGATAGCGCGTATAGGAACATTTACATATATACATGTGCATTCTTCATCCGGAACAAAATGAAGATATTTCTTTCCGTTCAGATTTTTCCAGTTGAGCATATTTTTCTTATTTTGCCGACATACACATAAGTACTCGATATACGCCGTACACCTCTGACAAAGGAACGTCAAAGTCCGAGAATTTCGGGTCCGGGTTAACCGAATGGCATTTCACATAACCTTCCTTACCCTTGCATTCATGGAGTTCCTTTACTATAACCCCATTTGCAGTGTCCAAAACGTATGTTTTACCCCAGTCTATAAAAATATTGGGGTTTATCTTCTTTATCAAAATACGGGAACCTGAGGGGTATTCAGGTGCCATACTATCTCCATATACTGTAATGGCAAAGTCTACATCTTCAATGGGTGAAATTATAGCCTCACAATTTTGGAGCATTGCGCCTGGAGCCGCAAACCCCGTAAGCGTTCCTCCCATAGCTGACATGGGAAGAAGATATGTGGTGAAACCATTTCCTTCATTTAGTTCTTTCCTACCATAATGGGATGTAGGCTCTTGTACTTTATTTGAAATAGATTCTGTATCTTGACCATAAGACAACATTTCTCCTTGACCTGTTAAAAGCCAATTCACATCTAATTCCGGGAACGATTTAGATATTTTATCTATCGTTGAACGTCTTGTATTATCACCCATCTTCGAAACTGCTGCATTACTTAGTCCAACTATCTTTTCAAACATCTGTACTGGTAAACCTTTATACTCAATAAAGTATAATAACCGCTCCTTTAGACCTTTCATATATTCGAGTTAATTAGAGTTAATATCTAAATATAATTAGATTTATTGTTTGATAAATTAGATATTAAATCTATCTTTGCAACATCAAACAATAAACAACAGCACAAAGGAACGAAAAATAGTTCGGAAGTGCAAAAATATTGACTAACTAAAAAGAGGTAAGACAATGAAAAGATTCGATTTACGACAGATTATGAGAGATGCCCACAGAACTTACAAGTATGTAGGCAAGAAACAAGGCAAGACCTTCGGTGAAGTTCTGAAATCAACATGGAAACTGGCAAAACTGAATGTTACAATGCAGGAAGAGCTGGCAAGACAACAGGAAGAAAGAAATAACAAGGTGTTCACTCCGGTCAAAGCAGAAAAAGTCACTTTCAAAGCCGAATGGTCAGACTGCTACAACTCCAACAGCCGTGGATATTTAGGCTCCCAGTACTGCGGAGATTAAGCGGTAACGGCCAGCGAGCCTACCTTTTGATGGGATTACCGCTACTAAATGGAGTTTGACCATAACAAACAGGAGAAGCGACACTCCGCAACAACACATCCCGAAAGACTCGGAACTGGTGACAGCAGAAGCAGACTTGAGTAGGGTTACGGGTGCAGTCCCGGAGGTAACTGAAAGCTGCCGTTTGCGTACTGAGAAAGGTACAATGCAATACGCAATATTCCTGAGTGAACAAGCGGCAAAGGGCGCCAAGCGTGTAAGGGTAAAATAAAAAGAGCGATCATGCCCCGAACGGTTATGCAGTGAAGAACAGTAGCTGACAACTCCGGTGGGAAGACCAGAGAGAGGTTATCGGGGCACAAACTAATAATATCTACTTATGACAATGAAAGCAATAATTGAAAAAATAGTAAAAATACGTCCTACACCCTATGGATTTATAGGAAAAGATGATACCGGGATAATCAACAAAACCGTTGTCATAAAGTTGTTCACTATCCCGATATACAAGAAAGAAATTTTAGTTCAGAAGAATATTTGACAGCTCCTGAAAGCTAAATTCCGTATGGATTTTAGCTCCATTTTGAAATAAAATCAATGTACCTTCATCGGTAGGCTTTACAAGCTGAACTGCACTTGCATTGATGATGCACTTTTCACCATCCACGGTGATTTCAACAAACTTGTTCATAATACTTAATTTTTTGTTTGACACCACAAAGTTAAGTAAATCCCCCAATAAAAGCGTGATGCCGCCAATCGGATTGGTTTGGGGGAACAAAACTAATACACAATCAAATGAAAGCAATATCAATATTATGCGCAGTATCATACGCGATACTCCTTATTACCATGTACGATATGGGCGTATGGTTCTGGATAGCATCCACCGCCTTCGCGGTAACATCATTAGTGATAAGCAACGAACTTGACAATATTGAAAATCAAAAAAAATAAAGCTATGACAACAGTAGAAGAATTACAAAGCATGACACACGAAGACCTTGTAAGACGTGTGCAAGAACTGGAACAAGACCTTAAAGAAGTCAAGGAACAGAGCGACATGTGGTTCGATTCGTTCACCCGCCTACAGGCACGACACGAAAACAGCATTAATGCTCTAGACAACATTGTTAAACTCGCTAAATTGAAGTAATATGGTAAAAGTAACAGAAAATTGGGCGGCCACATTGAGAGCGATGAAGGTAGGTGATATCGTTGTGTTCCCTGTGCGTGCGATATCTTCCGTCAACACAACCATTTCCAGACTAAGATTGGAGATGTGTGTAGAAAATGCCGATTGGAAACGAACAGGAGAGGTTGACCGCAAGCGCGGAGAGTTCAAAATCCAGCGTGTGTCATGATTACGCTATCAGAGCGCGAGCATCTTGTCGCCGAACAATATTGCAAGGGTTTGGCCGACAAGGAAGTAGCCGACAGTCTGCAACGCTCGGAATGGACCATCAAAGCACAGAAGCGGGATATATACAAAAAGCTGGGTATTTTCAAAGATACCGAGCTTGTATTATACATGTTCTGTGAGCGCATGAAGATCAACTTCGATATAAAAGAGATACGTAAACACGGGCTTGAGCTATTCTTCTCCATCCTGTTCCTTGTCATTGCCGCATTGGATTTTCATCCCGACATGAGACAATGCAGCAGAGCAAAGACAAGAACCACCCAAGTATCAAGAACAAGACGAACAAAAACAGATTCAGATTATGAACTATACAGTTAACAACCAACTACGGACATCCATCTTATTTGATGGAACGGCAGAAGCACGGCTAGCAGACATCCTAGCCATCATGGACACTCATACATTCGGTAAAAGAGAAGCGGCCAAAATAGTTGGAGGCATAGGAAGGCTTATCAGACTGATCGAAGAAAACAAAATACGTTCCGACAAGCCTACATGCGCACAAAACGGGAAATGGTTCTGCAATGCCAGTGATGTCCTGCGTTATGCACAGGTCAAAATGCCAAGGAAGCCTAGAAAATTAAAAAAGAAAGTGGCATAAGCCACACGGGTAATTAGCTTAATGGAAAAGCGGTATTCACTTTTTTCTTTACGTTCAGACGGTTTGTGATTGTTTTCAGGAGGAATACAGATACAGGTTCGAATCCTGTATTACCCACACCCAAAGAGAGGGAGCCGTACACCCTTTAAACGTAGCCATGTTAGAGACTTCAAGGCAGTGAAGCAGAGAGCAATTTGTTAGATAATAATTTAACCCAAAGCCGCTGGAAAGGACAGCGTGAGGTGAGAGCCCTCTTTATATGTTATATTCTATATCCTTATTTATCCCGGTGTGTCCTGGCCGACTATCCGGGAACTATTTTTTTTAACTCATTTATTAACCACTAAAAATTATTGATTATGGGACTTATCAAAAAACCTAACGAACTGACAGTTAAGAATGCCCTGTCGGCATTAATCTACGGACAACCTGGTATGGGAAAGACCACACTGGCGTTAAGCTCTCCCCAGCCACTACTCCTGGACTTTGACGGTGGCGTTCACCGTGTGAATGCAGCCCACCGTGTAGACACCGTACAAATTTCCAAATGGGAAGAGGTGGATGAAGTTCTTACGAGCGGAGAAATTGCCGAATACAAGACCATCGTTATTGATACGGCAGGAAAAATGTTATCCTTCATGGATAAATATATAATGAAAAACAATCCCAAAATGAAGAAAGCGGATGGCACACTGTCCCTGCAAGGATATGGAGTACGAAAGAATATGTTCATCAACTTCGTAAACCAAGTCACACTAATGGGTAAATCAGTAATATTCGTAGCCCATGAACGCGAGGAAAAGAACGGAGAGGACAAACAGATACGCCCGGAAATCGGAGGTTCTTCTGCCGGTGACCTGATTAAAGAGCTTGATCTTGTAGGCTATATGGAAGCCATAGGTAAGGACAGAACCATCTCTTTTGATCCGTGCGAGAAATTCTACGGTAAAAATACCTGCAATCTTCCGGCACGCATAAAGATACCAGTTATCATTAATGCAGAAGGTACAATCACCGGACCGAACGACTTTATGACAAAGATTGTAAACACTTATCAGACCTATCAGGAAAAACAGGCAGAACTGTCCTCCGAATATGAAGGTCTTATGGAAGTTATCAAGGAACAGATAGCCATGGTAGCGGATGCGGACACGGCCAACGAAGTGAAACAATCACTGGAGAGCCTGCAGCATATCTTTGACAGCAAATTACAAGCAGGTATGCTACTGAATAAAAGATGCAAGGAATTAGGGTTGAAATTCGACAAAGTCAAAAAAATATATGAAGCAGCCTAGTTATAGAATCTATCCCTCATTACTTGACAAATTCGACAAGTATCTGAGAGCTGATGAAGAAGTGGAAAACTTCTGGAACATTGATAATGAAACCGGAGAGTATAAACGCTCTCCGGAAGAAATCGAAGAGAGCCTGAAGCAAGACCTTCTGGATGCTATCAACCGTGTACCGTTTGAGAGTGAAGCAGCCGACAAGGGAACAGCCTTCAATGCTATCATTGACTGCTATGTCCATTGCGAGAATCACGTGCCGACAGAGCGTTCCCCCTACTCCATCATTGGCGATAAGGAAACCAATACCATACAAGTAGCTTTCCCCGCAACGGATATCGCACCTGCACGGCATTTCCTTTTCGACAGACAATGGTGTATAGAACAGGCAGAGTATTTCAAAGGCTCATTAAGTCAGGTCTATGTATCCGCCATTCTTCCTACCCAGTACGGAAATGTGGAGTTATACGGATTTATCGACGAACTCCGAAAGGATGTTGTTTATGACATAAAATCCACATCTAAATACGAGTTCGGCAAATACGCCCACGGGTGGCAGCGCCATGTCTACCCTTATTGCCTAATTGCTTCCGGTCAGATGGAAAACATAAAGGCATTTGAGTTTACGGCTTATGCGCTGAAAGGCGGTACCAGCCGCACACCGCTTATCAGTGGTACGCAATATCCGGAATATTATACTTACAATCACGAACAGACAGTGAAACTGCTCACGGCACACGTAGAACATTTCATAGAGTTTTTGGAAGCTAATAGAGAATCTATCACGGACAAGAAGATTTTCGGACTGGAATAATGGCACAAGAAGCTATCCTTATAAAAGAAAAAGGTGTGGTAACACTGAACAAGTCCTTTGATTTCATGTGCTCGCAGCTCCGTAACGGTCGTTACAGGTTAATTATCGAACGTTACACAGAGCCGCGCACATTAAGTCAAAACGCCCTGATGTGGCTTTGGTTTACCTGTATCGAACAGGAAACAGGAACGGACAAACAGGACGTACACGATTATTACTGCAACCTATATCTACGAAGGACAACCATTATCAAAGGAAAAGAAACGGTCATAGCCGGAAGTACATCGAAACTGAACACACTGCAAATGACGGACTTTTTGAATAAGGTCAAAGCAGATGCAGCCACGGAACTGGGAATAACACTTCCCCTTCCGGAAGACCGTTATTATAACGAATTTGTCAACGAATATAAATATAGAAGATAATGAAGATCATAAAAGCTAAAATCACCAAGGACAGTACCTTGGTGGCCACCTACAAGGATGAGAATGGTACAACCACCGTAGAAGGCAAGAACCTGGTAACATCAGACCTTATCAATGCGTTCAGCAAGCTGAATCCCCACGCCGCTTTGCTTACAGAACAGAAAGAAGTGGACGGTATAGAATCAGTAGATGAAGTGCCTGATATCATAGGACAGGTGCTTGACGTTACAGGATATTCCATTGGCGGAGATGGAGATAATGAAGGGGTTACTCTGGTAGCCAAACGTTTTCTCAAAACAGGAAAAGTTCTGAACCTATGCGCTCCGTTCACCATGTTCAATAATGAGAATGAATCGTATATCAATGCCTTCGAGTTGGAGCAGGAAATCCAATCCTGTGAGTTCGAAGTCAAAGAGTATCTGTTCAACAAAAAATGGCGAATTGTACAACAGGAACTTCCGTTTGAGGAAGACACGGCGAACGCAGACGTACAACCGGACGCCATTCCAGAAGCCGGTACAGACTTCAATCAAGAGGTTGCGGAATTCCAGCAGGCTATGAATGATGCAGGGGTTGACATAATAATGAACGGAAAGAAAATTAAATCACGTAAACCACGTAAAGTCAAACAACTTGCATCATGATACCGCCGTCCCCATTTTGCGTAACTACTACCCCCAACTGCTTCAAACTAGCCTTCCCATATCATCCAAGATTAGTGGAGCTAGTCAAACGGATTCCAAGTGTAAAACAGAATATCCGGGCAGCCTATATCGCTGACGAAAAAGCTTGGAAGGTATCTCTACAAGATAAGGAATACGTGAGGATGATGGCAGATTGGGCGGTACAGACAAAGATATGCAGCCGGGTACAGCACAAAGTGACAACAAGAGAGTATAATGACTATACTATTCCCGACCTTCCAAAACTTACGGTTCCACACGGATTGCTGTTGGAACCGTACGAATATCAGAAAGAAGGCATCGCTTATGCGCTACAGCACAAGCGGTGCATATTCGGGGACCAACCGGGACTGGGAAAGACATTACAGGCAATAGGCACGGTTACGATAGCAAAAGCGTATCCGTGCCTTGTCATTTGTCCGGCCGCATTGAAAATAAACTGGCAACGTGAATTTAAGAAATTTGCCGGAAAAAATGCCATGATTCTGGATGATCGCAATAAAGCCAGCTGGCACCGTTTCTTTGAGACTAAATGCTGCAACATATTCATAACAAATTATGAATCACTGAAAAAGTTTTTTGTACTTAAAGTAAAGGAGGAAGCACGGTTTACCATGAAATCCATTGAGTTTGACCCGCGAATATCGTTATTCAAATCCGTAGTCATTGACGAATCACACAAGTGCAAATCCACCAAGACCCAGCAATCCAAGTTCGTAGAAGGAATATGTAAAGGTAAAGAATATATCTTGGAACTGACGGGAACCCCAGTAGTGAACAACAATACAGACCTTATACAACAACTCAAGATAATGGGACGATTAGAAGATTTCGGAGGATACAAGTATTTCGTAGAGAGGTTCTGCGATGGACCTAAACAGTCAAGCAATGTGAAAGAACTGAACTGGAGGTTATCATCGACCTGCTTCTTCCGGCGCGAAAAGGCCAAGGTACTCACTCAGTTGCCGGACAAGTCACGCCAATATATAGAGGTGGACATATCCAATCGTAAAGAATACGACAAAGCGGAAGCCGACCTGATACAGTATCTCCGAACTTACAAGAATGCGGACGATGAAAAGGTGGCCAAGGCATTAAGAGGCGAGGTAATGGTGAAAATGGGAATATTGAAAGCCATATCAGCCAGGGGAAAAATCAAAGTCTTTTCCGAATTCATCCATGACGTGATTGACGGAGGTGAGAAACTGATAGTCTTTGCTTACCTGAAAGAAGTAGTACAGGAATTAAAGAAGATATTCCCTGAAGCTGTCACCGTTACAGGCGAAGACAATGCTACTCAAAAACAGACAGCGGTAGACCGCTTCCAAAACGACCCTTCTTGCAAGCTGATCATCCTTAACTACAAATCAGGAGGTACAGGTCTTACATTGACAGCTTCCAGCCGTGTGGCGTTTATCGAGTTCCCATGGACTTTCTCCGATTGTGAGCAGGCAGAAGACCGAGCGCATCGGAACGGACAGAAGAACAACGTAAACTGTTACTACTATCTTGGAAAGGATACTATCGACAAATATATGTATGATGTCATTCAGACCAAAAAAGGAATAGCCAACGGAGTGACAGGGACGGATGATGTGGTTAAGGAGAATGTGGTAGATATGGCAATGAACCTATTCAACGGAAGAATATGAGAAAACAGACAACACCATTATCAGAGAGCCAAATACAACATGATTGTTTGGTATGGTTCCGGTTACAATATCCCAAACTGGCTCGTATGCTTTTTGCAGTGCCCAACGGTGGCAAACGTGATGCCAAGACAGGAGCACGGATGAAGTATGAAGGAGCAGTGAGAGGTGTAGCAGACTTGATTTTGCTCATACCCAAAAAGGGATGGGCTTCCCTCTGTATAGAGATGAAGACACCGAAGGGTACACAGAGCGAGCACCAACGAACGTGGCAGACAGAAGCAGAGAGATACCAAAACAAGTATGTTATCTGCCATTCACTACAGGAGTTCATAAACGAAGTAAATTCTTACCTACAATGACTTATATAGATTACGTAAACCAATTTTGGAAGACACATCAGAGTGTAGCATTTTCCTCGAACGAAGTTTATTTGTACTTCTTCCTTTTGAACGAGTGCAATAGTCGGGGTTGGGAGAATCCGTTTGAGTGTCCCAACAGACGAATCGTCCTCGCAACCGGTATATCAGAACCAACCGTAATTGAAGTCAGGAACAGATTACAGCAAAAAGGTTTACTACAGTTTGAGTCAGGTAAGAAAAATGCGAAATCGCCCGTTTATTACTTAAATGATTTAAGTAAACCCTTAAGTAAACTCTTAAGTAATGACTTAAGTAAACCTTTAAGTAAAAAGGCTAACATTAATATAAGACTTAAGAGTAAAGATAATAATAACTCTAGCGAGTTATTTAAGCCCGAGCAGGAAAAACCTAAAAAGAAGCCTTCAAAACCAAAAACCGAATTTATAGCCCCTACCCTGGAACAGGTGAAAGATTACTTCCGTGACAAGCTCCCGGACTGGGAACAGCAGGCGGAGATATTCTTCTACCACTTCGATGCGCTAAGCTGGAAAAACACCAACGGGGCTAAAATTGAACGATGGGACAGCCGGGCTAACCTTTGGATAATCGAAAAAAGACTTCAAAATGGAAACAAGACTTCAAAAACAGATCACTGTGATAATGTCCCCAGGACAGATACCTCAATCCAGGAAAAAGCCGGAGACACTGACACCGCTCCAGCAGACCTTGAGAAATGGATCAACAGCCTCCCAATTGGTTGACAACTGGTCCGGCACGCAAGCCCAGCTGAATTGTAACCTGACATTAGCACAAGCAATCAGGATTGAGGGTATTCCCACCCTTGCGGACATCAATGTTGTCTTCGGCAACGCCACATCAGTCAGGATTATCACAGAGCACCTGCAATCAATCCTCCGATACGCAGGCATTGATATCGCACCTCAACAACTTGCCGAAACGGCGCTAAGCATATTGGCCAGCTATTATTTTCTCAATCTGGCCGAGCTTTGCATATTCTTCACACAGCTTAAAAACGGAAGCCGTGGACAGTTCGTCTGGGGAAACAGGATAAACAACCAGTCCATTATGGTAGCCCTATCGGACTTTTGCAGGGATAGAAGAGACGAGCACGTCAAACTGTCCAATGAAACCGCCATGAAACAATCCCAAAAAGGTTTCACTCGGATAGAAGATGCAGCGTGCGCCATGATTGAGGGAGTAAAAAACATTCAGGAGCTCAAAAAAAAAGCTAAAAACGATTTCAGCGCCTTCACAGAACTTTTTCCTAACGTTCCCAACAACCATACTGCCTACACCTATTGGAAGGCATACGGGGGAAATGAGGATGCAATACGGGCTATATACGGAGATAATGCACTACCTCCCAATATAGCAAGCGACGATATAGGAAAATTCTTATGCGAGTATAACATCAGAATCAATCACAAATAAATATTATCAACCACTTCAGAATTAAGTAACCATGGCAAGTAATGAAAGTTTCAAACAGGCAATCAAAGCCTATTTGGACAAACGGGCGGAAGAAGATTCACTGTTCGCCCCCAAATATGCGAATGAGAAGAAAAGTATTGATGAATGCTGTAGTTATATCATGGGTGAAGCCAGGAAGCGTGGTAACGCCGTAGCGATTTCAGACGAGGAGGTCTACGGGATGGCAGTGCACTACTATGATGAGGACGATATCAAAATAAACCGGCTGCCTGCCGGAGAGAAAACGTCCGTATCATCCTCCGCCAAACCTGTGGAACTCACCGAAGAAGATAAGAAAGCGGCACGTGACAAAGCAATCGCACGGCTGGCGGAAGAACAATACCAGACACTCAGGAAGAAAAACGTCCGAAAGAAAGCGGATGATAATGTCCAACAAATGAGCCTGTTCTAATCATGAAACCGAGAACGAAACTTGAGAAACGTGTAACCGGACTAAGCGGCAAACTGTCCGCCGTTACCGAAGTACAAAAAGAATGGGCGAAAGAACATATATTCACCCACGAAGCATATAGGTGCAAGGATGAGCTATGGTGTTCCGAGTGCGGCGGAACATGGATAAACACAAGCAATAGCGAGCTGGGAACCACCCTGCTCGGTGATACGACCGAATGCCCGTACTGCCACCACAAACTGGACGTAAAGGTCAGCCGGAAACAAAAAGTCAAGGAAGAAAAGTACATGTCCATCTTACAGACCGCCGGAGAGTTCCAGATCATAAGACATATACTATGCTGCAAGTACGTCAGAAAAAGGAATTTTGATTTGAACAGCAGACAGGATTATATTCACTATACTTTCTTTGAAGTGGTTCAGGAATGGATCACCGTCGAGGGGAAACGCACCATCATGGCAAAACCGATGAATATGGGAAGCAGCGGATGGATATATTCGGAACCACTGAGCATAAAGGGTGAATACGGCAGTTACAGCTGGAATTATCGTGGAGACCTATATGCGATATGGGGATGGATATATCCAAGAAAGAAACTGATCCCGGAATTGAGAAAGCGGGGAATCGGGAAACGGTTCCCCGATGTACCCCCCTCAAAACTTGTACGAGACCTTCTGAAAGGTGGCAATGATGCGGAATTATGTATCAAGACCGGACAGACGGATATGTTAAAGCACATGTACAAAACGGGCTATTACCAACTCCGATATAAACCGTCCTTCAACATCTGCAACCGCAACCGTTATATAATCAGAGATGCAAGCATGTGGAATGACTATATAAGCCTGCTGTCCTATTTCCACAAGGATCTGCATAACGCCAAATACGTATGTCCCAAAAATTTAAAAGCCGAGCACGACAGATTACTAAGAAAGAAAAATGAAATTGAGGCAAGGCAAAGAAGGGAAAGGGACAGAATAAAGGCTATCCAAAAAGAAAAGCAGCTCAAGGAGGATATAGCATCATTCTACAACCGGATGGAAAGATTCTTCGGCATGGAAATCAAAGGCGACGGTATAACCATCCGTCCGCTTGAAAGCGTAACCCAGTTCTACAAGGAGGGCAAAGTCATGCACCATTGTGTATACGCCAACAGGTATTACAGACGCAGTGAATGTCTGATCATGACAGCCATAGCCGGAGAAAAACATGTGGAAACCATCGAAGTGAATCTTAAATCGTTTCAGATAGTACAGTCAAGAGCCGTATGCAACGGAACATCAGAGTATCATGACCGCATTATCCGGCTGGTGGAGAAGAACATGAGTTTAATCAAAAAAAGAATAGCATAATGAAAGATTATATAGAATTTTTAAAAGACAAGATGGCAATCAGCCATCAGACAGGATTTGAAGTTAAGGCTGATGAACTTACCCCGTACTTATATCCCCATGTGAAAGATACGGTACGTTGGGCTGTTTGCGGCGGTTGCAGGGCGATATTCTCCAGCTTCGGTATGCAGAAGACCGTAACCCAGTTGGAGATACTGCGGATAATCCTGAACCGCACAGGAGGCAAAGGGTTGATAGTTTGCCCCAAGCGTGTAGTAGTGGAGTTCCTGACACAGGCCGAAAAGCATCTGGGCATGAAAGTGACCTATGTACGTACTATGCAGGAGGTGAAGCAATGTCCGACCAATATCATGGTGACAAACTATGAGCGTGTCCGTGACGGCGAGGACGGAGTAAGAATAGAACCTTCTTACTTTACCGTTACCTCATTGGATGAAGCGAGCGTGTTACGTGGATTCGGAACCAAGACCTATCAGGAGTTTCTTCCTATGTTTGCAGAAGTTCCGTACAGGTTTGTTGCCACTGCCACACCGTCACCCAACAGATACAAGGAGCTGATACACTATGCCGGCTACCTTGGAGTGATGGATACCGGGCAGGCACTTACAAGGTTCTTCCAGCGTGACAGCACGAAGGCGAACAATCTTACCCTCTATCCCCACAAGGAGAAGGAATTCTGGTTATGGGTAAGTACATGGGCGTTGTTCCTCACCAAACCGTCTGATTTAGGTTATCCCGATACAGGATATGAGTTACCAGAGTTACGGGTACATGAAGAAGTCGTGAGTGTGGATAATTCCACTGCCGGAGCCGACCGTGACGGGCAGGTGAAAATGTTCCGTGAGGCTGCTCTCGGTCTGGCTGATGCTGCAAAGGAACGCCGGGACAACATGCAGGAAAAGATTGCCCGTGTGGTGGAGATAATCAATCGCCCGGAAAACAAGGATGACCATTTCCTTTTATGGCACGACTTGGAGGCTGAACGTGAGGCACTCTGCAAGGCAATTCCCGGATGTAAGGCTGTGTATGGCTCGCAAGATGATAAGGAAGCGGATAAGGTAATAGCAGATTTCAAGGACGGCCGTCTGAAGTATCTGGCCGCAAAACCGGAGATGCTGGGTGAGGGTCTGAACTTCCAGTACCACTGCCACAAGGCAATCATGTTCATCGACTACCGTTTTAATGACAAGTTCCAGGCGATAGCCCGTATCTACCGTTTCATGCAGCAGCATCCGGTTGACCTCTATCTGGTCTATGCAGAAAGTGAGGGAGAGATATACAAGAGTTTCATGCAGAAGTGGGCGCAACACCGCCAGATGGTAGCCAGAATGACCAATATAGTCCGCAAGAACGGTTTGTTCGGTTTACAGGCAGAGGAAAAGATGATGCGCTGGATGTTCGCCAGTCGGGAAGAGAAGTCCGGCAAACTGTGGAAAGCTATCAATAATGACAATGTACTTGAATGTCAGAAGATGGAAGATAATTCAGTAGACC